CTGGTACATCCCCCACACTTACAGTATCCGTTGCGGGTACTGCTGTTACTACCGCAAATGCGCTAACTTCTGGGACTGCATTTAACGGTTCATTAGCTTTAGCTCAAACTGCTGGTGCAGCATCTCTCTTATCTAACGTAGGAACTACGGATGTGTCAGTAACCTATTCAATTGGCGGTTCTGCATTATCAGCCGGTGTAGGAACTATTGTTGTATCGTACATGGTTAACTTATCTGACGGTACTTATAACCCAACATCGCAAACTGCGTAATTAGTCTGTGGGGGAGATAGACTCCCCCCTTTTAAATAGGAGATTAATTATGAGTATGCAGTATGATGTCAAGAGTGCGCATTTAAGTACGGCTGGTAGTTTTTACGGAAGTCGAGTGCGTCTTAAAGGGTTTTCAGTAGCTCCAGCTGTTAGCACAGCGGCTACCTATGAGTTTAGAGATGGCAGTGCAACAGCACCTATTCTATGTCAAATGGATATCCCGTCTAACTCAAACCCAAACTCGTTTTATGTGGCTATCCCACATGAAGGTATCTTATTCCAAAACGGCCTATATTTAACACTCAGTGTTGGGTCTGTTGCTGGGATTACTATCTTTTACGGGTAAGCCATGATGGACGACCAAATTAAACTTGCAGTTCATGAAAACGAGATTAAACACTTGCAAACTGATATGGACAAATTGGTTAAAGATATGGAAGAGCTTAAAGCCTCTATTGCTGAGATAAGCAAAACTCTTTCGGAAGCTAAAGGCGGATGGCACGTTTTAATGTTTATGGGTGGTGCAGGTGCAGCTTTTGGTGGTTTAGTTGGCTGGGCGTTTGAACATTTTTCAGGTAAATAAACAGGTGAAAGAAAGTGCCTAGTACATCACTCAAACAGAAAAAATTTATGGCAGCTGCCTCTCATAACCCTAGCTTTGCAAAGAAAGCGGGTATACCAGTAAGTGTAGCTAAAGAGTTTAATCAAGCCGACAAAGGCAAAAAATTTAAAGAAGGTGGCAACGTGGCTAAGTCAAAATTATTTAAAGGTAAAGAAACTTATAGCGAAGAGCTTAAAGAAGGTAAAGCTATTAAGTCTGGTAAACTCACTCCACAGCAATATGCCAAAGGTGAAGAAGGCGAAAAAAAGATGAAGAAAGGCGGTAAGTGCATGGCTAAAGGCGGTAGCATTAAGGAAGACCGTATGGAACCTTCTAGAATGGAAAGTATTCCACAGGGTAACAAAAAGTTTGGTCAGCACGCTATTCAGAAATCAGGCTTATCTAAAGGTAAAAATTTAGGCGATAGTGGTAAAACTAAAGATATTCAATCTGACGCTAGAAACATGAAGTCTGGTGGCTCTTGCTATGCTAAAGGCGGTGTTACTCGTGCAGACGGTGTAGCATCTAAAGGTCACACTAAAGGTAAAATGGTCTAGGGGATTGTCATGGCAAAAGTAAAACGCTTTGGTCAAGGTGGTAGCAGTTCAGACCCTAAACGCTATATTAAACGAGGACCTAATGGCGCACAACCTGCGTCAAAACCGCCTGTGTACCAAAAAGAAGTAGCTGTTAGAAAACCTAGTGATGCGTCTTCTACTAATAGTAAAGATGTAGCTTCTAAAGCTAAGTCTACTGGTATTCGCCCTAAAGTATACGAAGGCGAGTTAAACGGCGGTGAAGTAGCTAATAGAAGTAAATCTGCTGGTAATATTGGTCGTGATGCGATTGAAGGTGAGCGCGTAGTTTCTAATAGAGGGCCTAGTTCAGCTAGTTCTACTAGCGGTAAAAATGTATCTTCGCCATCATCTTCATCTTCATCAAGCCGTGCAGTATCACCTAAAGTATACGAAGGTGAAGTATCTGGCTCAACCCCTAAAAATGCATCAGGTAAAGCATCTGGTAATGTGTACGAAGGTGAGCGCGTATCTAAACCTGTTAGCAAAACGTCTACTATATCCGAAGGGTCTTATAGAGAATTACCTAAAGGTACTTCAAGTGTATCTTCGGCTAAACCTACTTCTCAGTACGGGTTAAAAGAAGCGTCACCTAGAGGGTCAGGTATTACAGCTAAGGGTGTAACGTCTTCAGCAGTTAAAGGGTTAGGTAGATTAGCGTCTGGTCTTGGAGGAGCAAGTTTGCTTCTTGAGCCCGGTAATTTAAGTGGGGATGAAACTCCATACAAAGGTTCTAAAGACTCATACACAGCTACAAGTGCACGAGATAGAGCTGCTGACTTAATGGGGCAACCTAAAGCAAAACCAGCAGCACCTGATGTAGAGATTAAAGCGTCTGCATCAAAAACGCCAGCAGCAAGTAAACCTGCTTTAAAATCGGGTACTAGCAAACCTAAAGGTCCTACTGAAGGTGACCGCGCTAGAGCAGCTATTGAAAGTATGCGTGAGCAGTATAAATCAGGAGATTTATATAATAAAGTAGGGTTAGAAAAATCTTCAAAAGATGCTGCTGAAATGTCTAAGTACATAGACTCTGATAAACCAGAAGATTTACCTGCAAACGGATTAAAAAAAGGCGGCATGACTAAGCGTCCACCTAAACCTGCTAAGAAAGTACCGGCTAGAAAGTTTGCATCAGGCGGCAATGTATCACGGTCATCGGCTTCTAAACGCGGTGATGGTTGTGCAACTAAAGGTCATACAAAGGGTAAATACCTATGACTACTCTTGCTGATAGATTTTGGAAAAAGGTTAATGTTTCTGATTCTACTCAGTGTTGGGAATGGAAAGCCTATACTTTAAAATCAGGGTATGGGTGGATGTATGTTGGAGATAGAAAGTCTAATTTTTCACATAGAGTATCCGCCCTATTAAATGGTTTAATAGATACATTAGATAGTAAACTTCATGTCTTACACCGTTGTGATAACCCTAAATGTTGTAATCCAAGCCATTTATTTTTAGGTACGAATGCTGATAATGTCGCGGATAGGGTGAGTAAAGGTAGAACTAAACATACACCAATGCACGGTGAAAAAAATGGTATGGTAAAATTATCTGAAGAAGATACCCAAAATATACGTACCTTATATAGTGAAGGTGAGATTAGTCAATCTAAACTAGCAAATTTGTATGGAGTTAGACAACCTCAAATAAGTAGGATTGTTAACGGTAAAAGATGGAGGTTAATTTGAGACCCTGCAGAGGTATGGGGGCAGTTAACCCTAAAAAACTCCCTGGACGAAAAGGTAAAAAGAAATAATTACCGTATAGTAAAACTCATGTTATCATACCCACATCATATATCGGAGGGTAACATGAGTTACGGGATTATTTATAAAATAACAAACACAGTAAACGATAAAATTTATATTGGGCAAACTATAACAAGTTTAAAAAGTAGATGGCAATCCCATGTATCATCTGCAAAGTGTAATAAACCATGGGTTATATGTAGTGCAATAAGAAAATACGGCGAAGAAAATTTTAAAATTGAACAAATAGATATCGCTCATAGTAAAGTTGAATTGGATGATTTAGAGATAAAATATATAAAAGACCTGACACCACACTATAATATGTGCGCTGGAGGGGGTGGGTTAGGATCCCCTTCTAATGAAGTTAGGAAAAAAATATCTGATAAACTTAAAGGTAGAATATTTACTAAAGAGCGGTCAGAAAAACAGAGCATTAGACAATTAGGGCGAGTATTGTCAGACGAAACAAAGTTAAAAATTAAAAATGCACAAATAGGTAGAACATACCCAGATAGACAATCAGGAATGTCTAAAAGTGAACGTAAAATAAAACGAGATGAAAAATATATATTTAGTTTACCAGAAGATTTACGTGAAATTATGCAAGGGTTAACTAAAAATGAGAAAATAGCATATCGAGCAAAATTAAATTCTAGTGTTATTTCAGAACGGATGCGGGGTGATAAAAACCCCATGTATGGTAAACTTAGATCAGATGAAGATAAACAAAAACTATCAGAATTATCTAAAGGTGTAAATAACCCTTATTACGGTAAAAAACATTCAGAAGAAGTACTTGCCAAAATGAGATTAGCTCACGCAAATAGACCTTTAGTTGAATGTCCACATTGTAAAAAAATAGGAATATTAAGTAATATGAAGCGATGGCATTTAGATAATTGTAAGGTGAAACAATGACTACAACAGGTACTGCACTATTCAATTTAGATTTCGCTGAAATTGCGGAAGAATGTTATGAAAGACTCGGAGGTCGAGAACTTCGTAGTGGGTATGATTTGCGTACAGCAAGACGATCACTTCAACTTTTATTTATAGAGTGGGTGAATCGCGGAACAAATATGTGGACAATCGAACAGATTGAAATCCCGTTATACCCAAATCAAATTGAATATCCTGTTCCTGTTGACACTGTTGAGTTATTGGATTGCGTGGTTCGCACAGGTTCTGGTCAAAATCAAGTTGATATAAATATAAATCGTATATCAGAATCAACGTACTCGACTATCCCAAATAAAAATGCACGAGGTAGACCTATCCAATTCTGGTTTAATAAACAGTCAGGTGCTACAACACCAACGGGTGTTAACAGTGCGACTATAAATATATGGCCTACACCTGACCAAGGTACGTCAACGACACCTTATTACACGCTTGTAACATGGCGTATGAGACGTATCCAAGATGTTGGTACGGGAGTAAATACACAAGATGTCCCTTTTAGATTTTTACCAGCAATGCTTGCAGGCTTGGCTTACTACTTATCTATTAAAGTGGCTGATATAGACCCTAATAGAATTGCAATGTTAAAAGCTGACTATGAAGAGCAGTATCGAATGGCGGCAGAAGAAGATCGAGATACTTCATCATTTAGAGCTGTTCCACGGATTATGCACGTTTAGTTATGTCAGTTAAATACTCGTCAGGTAAGTGGAGTCATGCGTTTTGCGATCGTTGCGGACAACGCTATCAGCTTAAAGAACTTAAAAAGCTAACGATTAAGACTAAAGTAACTAATATTTTATGTTGTCCGTCTTGTTGGGACCCTGATCAACCACAGTTACTACTTGGTCTATATCCAATTTTTGACCCTCAGGCTTTACGTAACCCCAGACCTGATACAAGTTATTACCAAGCAGGGCTAAATGGGTTACAATTGACCTTAACGGATAACGGCGTACCGACAGACGGAAGTCGTGTATTTCAGTGGGGTTGGGCACCAGTTGGTGGCGCTTCACAGTTTGATGCAGTACTTACACCTAATTACCTTGTTGCCATCGCGTCTGTTGGCACTGTTACAATCACAACTTAGAGA